CCAGTAATTGCTTTAAACAACACCGCAGTAACAGCGGGGAGCTATACAAATGCAGATATTACAGTAGATGCACAAGGGAGGATAACCAACGCAGCCAACGGAAGCGGAGGTGGTGGAGGCTGGGCTTTTGTCGGTTATCCAGATGCGAGTTCTCCAAACAATAACGGAGTGTTAACTCAGGATTCAACACAAATTAATTTTACAGGTTTAAACGGGAATGCGCTAGAAGAAGGTGAAGCATATATTATTTTTTTACAAAATGTACGATGTAGTTTTCCTAATATCTCTCCGTTTAGATTAAGATTTAATAATGATAGCGGAGCAAACAATTATAGAACAAAAACAGGAATAGGCAGCGATTCAATTAGGAATGCGGGATATGCTTCACATTTAAACGGAGGGGGATTCTCAATCATCTACATAAGAAACCCTAAAAACAGTTTATTCGCTAGTGTTGAGTCGATTGCACAGGTTTCAGATGAGACGGGATTTATTCATCGTCGAGCTGTTGCACCTGACAGATGGGCAGTAAGCGCTAACATTACACAAATTAATTTAATAGGACTAACTTTTAAAACGGGAACGGTTGCAAAAATTTATAAAGGTTTTATTTAAATAAATATAAAATTAAATACTAATTAATTATGCACTACATAGTAAAAGACACAGTTGGAAAGGAAGGACACTGGGGAGGCTTTCCAACCTTGCAAGATGCGGAAGCACAAGCAGAAAGGCTAAATTTTAAAACAGTTATCGTGCAAAGCGACTTAGACCCCAAACTGCTTATTTTTAAAAGACAGCCCGACGGAAAAGTTTTAGCATGGGAAAGAGCATTAACAAGAGAAGAAATAAAAGCTAAACAAGATTGGAAAGGTTTAGAAGATGATTTAGAGTCTGTTGAATTAATTGACAGTTTTCCTGAAACTTTCTTTGAAAGAGCTTTATCTGTAATTGCCACTTCTCAAGGTGCTGGAATGTACGCTCTACTAATGAATTGCTTTGGTGCAAATCAATGGGATAAAAGATTAAAACCTGCTTTACAAGCCGTCAAAGATATGTTACCTACACCGTTAACAAATGCTGAATTAGAGCAATTAAATGATATATTAGCTACAAGAGGTTTTTCAATTGTTATTACTTAATAATATATGAAAGAAGGTATAATTATTTTAGTAAGTAAACCAACAGATACTTTATACAATAAAATTGTTCCACAACTCATTCGTTGGTTTACACAATGTGAGTATCATCATGTTGCGGTTGTAGCTTTTAATGAATCTAAAGGAGAACTTTGGATTTATGAATCAGTATTTCATGGTTTTAAACCTACTTACTCAGTTAAAGATTATATCAAAAGAGTAAAAAAAGAAAATATTAAAGTGCTATTAATTGAAAATAAAGAACTTCCTGATGATTTTTATCGTAAGCTAAAATCAATTATAGGAACACCTTATAACTTTTTAGCGTTATTATTACATCAACCTATTTATCAAATTGCTAAACGTTTTGGTAAACATCTTTGGATAGGTGCAAAATCAAAAAAAGCTTGGAAGAGAACTTATTGTTCAGAAGCAATTGCTTATTTATTTGGACATGAAAATTGGGAAACTTGGACAGCAAAAGATTTTTATAATTATTATATATGCAATAAATAAACACTTTTTATTTTCTGTTTTTAAAAGCTATGTCAGTTGATATAGCTTTTTTTGTTATATTTATGTCTCAATCACGCTATTAATAAAATATTATTTATATATGAAAGCTAAAGAAACACTTCTAAATAAAGGTGAAATCCCTGAGATACTTGACTTACAAGAAGAGTTAAGTGTAGAACTTACAGGGAAAGTCGACCAAATGACAATTCAAGCTTTAGATTCTCTTATTATTGAAACAGAATTTGACAAATCTAAATATATTGAAGATTGTATTGAAGATGAAGAAATAGACGATTTACCTAACTTTATTCGTGAAAAAGCTATCTCTGCGATACTTAAACAGCGATATGAAGACGATTTAGAAAAAATACATAAGTTTATGAAAGATTGTTATGAGGATAAAGTTAAAAGTTCTGTAACTCGTATTATAATGAAACCTTATAACCCTGAATACGAAGGTTCTAAAGATTATGAAGATATACGAAAGCAAGGAGGTAGAATTATTCGTTTATCAGGAGGAGGTGATGTAGCTAAACAAGATGTTATTACTAATCAACCTAAAGAAGTAAGAATAACAGCTAGAGAAATATTAGCGTTATCTCCAGATGATGCTAGAGCATTTAACAAATTAACCAAATCTAAAGCGTTCAAAGAAAGTGTCAAAAGAAACGATACTTATGTAATCAACGAACAGGGTAATTTTAAAGTTGAAACTGGAGGAGGAGGTACAACACAAACAGGTATGAACACTAATCAAGGTGAATTAAGATTAAGTGGAATTGGTAAAGGTTATAATAAAACATCTAAGGGTTTAGGTGCTTTAATGGATGAGATACGAAACTTTGACGATAAGAAAAAAAGTGAAATTAAAAAAACTGAAGAGCCTAAAAAAGAAGATTGTCCTGATAAAAAAACCGTTTACGAAGGAAGACTGTATACTGTTAATTGTAAAGGCGTAAATAAAAATGTAGAACTTTACGAAGGTAAGTGTTATGATGTAAGTGGTGCACCAGTAAATTGTATTACAGGATTGACTGAAAGTGATTCAACAACAGAAACAAAAACGGAAGAGAAAAAGCAAACTCCTAAAAGTGGTGGTACTGGTAAAGGACAACCTTGTCCTAAAGATTTAACAGATGTTGTATCTTTTCAAAAATGGATGAGTAAAAATTATCCTAAATCTTTAGGTAGTTATGGGCAAAATAAAGACGGTGTTGATGGTAAATGTGGACCTTTAACTAATCTTGCATGGAAAAAATATGGAGCGCAGTATCAATTATCATTAAAAGCTAAACCTTATGTTCCATTAAAGCCTAACGGTGCTTTTGATTTTAGAGATGGTTTTACTTCTGTAGCTGATGGAAACGCTGGAATGTTAAAAACAGATAAAGGAACAGTTAAAAACGTTAAGGCAAAAGATAAAACTACTCTCATGGACACTTATAAAAATATGTCGTATGGTGATAGAGCTGCTATTTTTTCAAAACTTGGAAATATAACGGTTCCTATTCTTGGAGGGCTTGCAGGTTACGTTGCTGCTGATGAGAGCGGAACTATTAAAAACGCTGCGGGTACTGTATCAATGCTCGGTTTACCCGGAAGAGTTACATCAGGAATTATAAACGGTATTAATATGACCGGTCGTTCAATGATTTACGGAGATGAATATATAGATGGAGAATTAAGTATGGATGCTATGTCAGCAGTAGGTGACCTTGTTGGAGGTTGGGCAGGACAAAAATTATTAGGTAAAGTTATGAAGAAGTTAGGTATTGATGCACCTGAGTTATTTAATAAAGCAAAGGTTCTCATTTCTAAAAGTCCAGCATTACAAAAACGTTTTGAAGCTGTTGTAAAATCAGGTAACGTTGAAAAGATAAAAGAGTTCGTTACAGGATTGACGAATAAAGCTAAAATATTGAAAACAGATGTTTTAACAAAAAATTCTTCAACGGTTAAAAAACTACCAGGAAACAATCTACCTACTTTTGACGCTTTAAAGAAAAAAGGTTTTAATAGTTTAAAAGAAGCACAAGAAGCATATTTAAAAAGTAAAAAATTAAAACCGACCTCTAAAAACATAAAGGACATACCGAAAGGCGATTTTTCAAATTTTCTAGGTATGTTTAAAGAAGGTGGAAACCTTTTTACAAGACTCGCTCATGGAGGGAGCATGAAAAAGGGAAAGTATATAAAGGCTCAAAATGGGATTGGTAAAATTGATTTGAGCCTTAAACCACAGCTTTTGAAAAGATTTAATCCTCTTACTGGAAAGTTTGAAGAAGCTTCTACTAACGTTGATTTTAATACTGATTTATTGAATAGAGATGAAAGAAACCCTAACGGTAGTTTAAAACAAAACGTTTTACCTACTTCTTTAAACGATATTGAAAAACCAAAAGATTCTGATATAAGTATTGAAAGAATGAATCAAGATGCTTTAAATAGAGCGTTATTTAAAGCAAATGAAAGTCTTAATAATTTTAAACCCTTAGCGATTAATTCTCCTACAGACTCTATCGAATATGAAGATGATCAAGGCTTTGACCAAAAAACAAAAAGAGGTAAAGGTATTTCAAAACAAGAAGGTATTGAAGGAAATATACTGAATAACGGTAACCCTATCGATAGAGAAAGAATTGCTAAAATTTCAGATTTAATTAAAAGTAAAAAAGGAACAGATATAAATTTAAATTTAAAAAGAAATCCTGAATATATCGAACCTGCTTTAGTAACCGCAGAACAACGAGCTAAAACACCAACAGATATTTTTAATAAGAGTTCTGACCCTACTTTAAATGCAGCACTAGCACTATCTGCAACAACCAATACTCAAGCAACTAATCAAGCATTATCTGCGGACAATGCAACTAAAATACAATCTTGGTTAGGTGCTGCCGAAAAAGATAGATTTAGAAATAATGTTCAAAAAACAGAATTTGATAATTCTCTTGAAGAAGCTAATTATAAAAATAAATTAGCAAAAGAACAAAGAAAATTGACAGCTGATAGAGCAATACAAGACCAAGTTTTAAGAGCGAGTCTAGGTCAAAAGACTGCTGAACATCAAACCAATCTTATGACAGAAGCTCAAAAAGCAAAAGAAATAAACGAAATGACCTTAAATGAAAATAGACAAAACGAATTAACAAAGTTACAATATGATATTCAAAACGACTCAAACTATAAAAACCTACAAAATAAAGAGTTATCTGGAACTTTAACAGATACCGAAAAAGAAGAGTTATTAACTTTACAAAAACAATATTCTGACCGCCATAGTCAGATTATAGATGATAATGAAATAGATGTTGCAAAACAAACTGAATTTATGAAAAAGCAATATGATATGGCAGGTTTAGGAAACTTTTTTAATAAATTAATAACACCTAATAATAAAGGAAGGTCTGTTAAAAGAGGAGGTTCTTTGACTTTAGTTGAACAAAAAGCATTAGCTAAGAATAAAACAAAGTTAAAAGAAGAAATTGCAGAAAGAAAACGTTTAGGTAAGTTATACGATAGTCAAATGAAAGAAATCAATAAATACAAATATGCAAAGTATAAAATTGATGTGAAAAAAGATTTAGAATATATGCGTAATATCAATAAAATATTATCTAAATTAATAAAATGATGCAGTTTGATATAGATAAATATAGAAAGATTAAAAAACTACAGGGTGGGGGTACTGTAACAACGACTGTTTTTGGAGATGCTCCTGCTCCAAACACCTATGTTCCTTTTCAAGTTTCTAAACTAACTCCTAGTGAAAATGCTTCAGGTGTTGCAAGTTTACCTTCCGCAAAACCTGATAACTTTAAAGGTTTTGAAGGTTTACCTTCTGATGTAGGTTACGCTTATAACTTATTAAATCAAGCAGAAACATTAAAATCGCAATTAACAGAAGTTGATATTTTAAGCAATTCTCCCAAATTTGCTAAATATCAAGAAACAATTAAACGAATTTATGATGGAGAATTACAAAATAAGATAACACATAGTAAAGAACAATTCAAAAACGCAGAAGGTTTAGCAAAAGACAATAAAGCAATGAACGCTTATGTAGTGGATGCTATAGGTTATGTGTTTGTAACGGAAAGAGATACTGGTAAAATGACTAAAGTTAAACCCGAAGATTTAATTAAAAATCCTAAAAAGTACATAGCTATAACAGTACCTGAAGCGTTAAAATTTAGAGCTGAAAACAAAAGTGGTGCTTTTGATAATGCTTTAATTGGAGATATTGAAACTTCTTACGGTATTGAAAAAATAAGTGATTACCTAGATGTTAAGCTAAGTGATTTAGGTAGTAATGACTGGAAAAACGCGACTAAAGGATTAGCGGAAATTAAAAGATTTGGAGAAGACTATAGGGGTATTGTTGGCGAAATGAAAAGTGGTGGGAGTAATGCAACTCAATTAAATTATGCTATTCAAACAACTTTAAAATTATTACCTGATAATATGAAATCTCAATTAAAATTACAAGTAATGAAAACAGATTCTTCAATAAAAGATGTGGAAACATTAAATGCGGCAATGGTTTCTTTAATTGTAGGTAATATGAGTAGAGCTTTAAAAAGTTCTAAAGGAGAATCTTATACTGAAGATATTTCGGTATCTGAATATGGAACAGGTTCAGGTGGTGCAGGTAAAACGGTAGATTTAGGATTACATCAATTTACTTATGAAGCAGGATTAGCAGAAAGATTTAATTTAGCTCCTAAAGGCTCTGACGTAACTATTCAAACTTACGGTAAAAATGTTGAAAACGCATATGTAGATAGATTTATAACTGATAAAGATAATCAATTGAAAATAGCAGGAGATTGGACAAAAGCTGTTGATTTTAACGGAAATCCTATAACAAAAGAAGAGTTTAACACTTTAAAATCATCAGGAAGTCTTCATCAGATTGTTCTTCCTATAAACAAAGATGGTAAGTACGACGCTACGTTAATAACTAAATTAGATAAAGTAGTTAAAGAAGAAGGTGAAAAAAGAGGTAAACCTTTAACTAATCAAGATATTGTAACTATTGCAGAAAAACAAGGTATTCGTACTTCTCCTTTCTACGCTATTGAAGTAACAGGTTTACACAAAGGAGGAAAAGAAAAAGAAGGTAGACAGTATTTAGATACTGATAGTGATACCGCTATAGCATATAAGAATCAGTTAGAAAAAGCAGGTAAAATTGAAAAAGTTAATTATGGTAATTTTGTTTCTAACGTTATTTTTGACAATCACAAACCATTTACCACTACTGCTTTTGTACCTGTTGATCCTGCTAAAATAAGGTATATTGACGAAGAAAAATACAATATGAACAAAGGTGCAGCATCTGTTGAAAATATAATAGGTTTAGATAAAGCAAATGTCTCAAGAGAAGTAACTCAATAAGTATGGAAAAAAAAGAAAAACCAAAAAGTGATTGGCTTTTAAATGGATTAGAAGGTAATTTATCACAAGAACCCGATAAATTAAAAAGTGCAGGGGTTGATTTTGTATTGTTAGATAAAGAAGATTACATTAATAGTAAAGATCCTGTTATTCAAAGTGCATTTAAAAAAGAAGATGGTAGTTTCGATAATGAAAAACTAGATAAAGCATACCCTATTATAAAAAAAGCTTATGAAGATTTTGAAGCTTATAATCTAACTGAAAACGCAGTAATAGGGCGTAAATCTTTAGGTTCTCCAGTTGCTAAATTAATTGGCGCACCTGAAATAGAAGACCCGATTTCTTTTAAATATACCGATGACCCTTTTAAAGCCGGTAGGTCTGTTAAATCACTTAATGATTATGGTATACCTACAGAATCAGCATCAGAGATAGCGCAAAAAAATCGACTATATGATTATGATAAGGGTGAGTGGATGAAAAAAACCGCAGAAGAAGGTCTTGCTCCTTGGGATGCTATTTTTGACCCTAGAGTAATGGCAAGATGGGATAAGGACGGTATACACACTGATAGAAACGGGAATACGGTAGCTCATAACAAAGGTGATAAAAAAACAGACCCTTTAACAGGTAGTTATTATTATGAAAAATTAGGAAACCGAAACTTAGGTGAAACTATCACAGAAAGAGATGTACTTAGTAGCTTTAATGTATTAACTAAAGAAGGTTCTTGGTTAAATAAAGTTGACTTTTTTGATTCTGATGATAAACAAAAATCAGTAGTTGGGAATCTTGTAAAAGCCGGTGCTCAAATAGCTCCTTATTTCATACCAACATTTAATATGTTATACGCTGGTGCACAAGCGGTTTTAGCTGGCTCAGAAGCATTAGCCACCATAGGTAAAGCATCTATGGATGGATTTTTTTCAAATGAAGAAAGAGCTAATAGTGATTTATATAAGTTTTTTGATAAGTGGAGAGCTGGAACAAATGCGACAAAGACAACAACTGATGAATATGGACAAGAAAATCCTTGGACTTCTTTAGCCGGTTATACGGGCTTGGTTACAGATGTTGTTGGACAATTACGTCAACAAGGAGCGGTCGCTAATTTTAGTAGAGCTTTTACCAAAGGTTTAAAAAGCGGTGAAAAAATAACTTCTGGTGCTGCAAAAGCGTATATGGTAGCTACACAATCACAAGGTATCTATGATTTAGCAGAAGAAATGGGATTACCACCTGAACATAAAGCAGGTCTTCTTGCAGGAAGTACTGTTGCTTTTGGACTAGTGATGGCAACACCTTTAGGTGATTATTTTATAAGACAGCCAAAAGAAACAAATGTTATTTTAAATAACGAATTAAGGCGTGTAGGAGCATCAGTATACAATCGTTTTAAACCACAAATAGAAACGTTAAGTGCGAAGTATGGAGCGGACTCTGCCCCTGTAAAAAAGCTTCTTAATCGAGTAGGTGAAGAAATGGCTTTTGAAGCAAAAGATTCTACTTTGAAGAAAGTGATGGGTTCGTTAGGTAATAATTGGTTGACCGCTAATATTGGTAAAGCTTATAACTTTTCTAAAGATGCTGTCGGTAAAGTTGTAAAACCGGGTACTTTTGGATTTAAAGATACCATTGACGAACAGACAGGGGTATTAATCGAAAATAATATAAAACAATACGCAGGTGCTTACCTAGCAGAATCTGCTGAAGAAACAGCTGAACTTTTAATTGGTGAATCTGCTGTAAAATTGGCTTATAATGGTTTATTAGATAGAGGTTTTATTACGCAAGAAGATCCTAAAAAAAAGAAATTCAGTTTTGAAAATTTTGGTTCAGAACTATTAAGTACTGCATTAGCCGGTGGACTTGGTGGTGTAGTAGGTCAAACTTTAAAAAAACAGGATAATCGTTTAAATGATAAAGTAACTGCTGATTTAATGAAAGAAAATGGTATTGGAGAAATTGCTTTACAATACATTAAAAATGGTAGACTTGATGAATTAAAAGAACAAATTGAAGAAGTTTATGAAAATGGTCATTTTGGAACTACTAATTTTTCTGCTTATCGCAAAGATAAAGATGGAACACCACTACCTATTTCAAAAAATGATGTATCAGTAGGAGAAGTAGTTAAAAACTCTGTTCTCAATTATGTTGACCAAATGGAAACGTTGTATAACAACTACTCCAACAGAATGATGACTCAAGATGAGTTAGAACAATTTAATGAAATAGGAATCTTAACAGACCCTTTAGAAACTTTAAAAATTGAAACACTTCATAATAAAGAATTAGCCGATAGAAAAACGTCAACAGATGAAAAATACAATGTTGAAAAAGAAAGACTTGATAATGAAATTAAAAACACCACAAATGAAGAAGAAAAAGTAAAATTAGAAGCTGAAAAATTACAATTAACTAATGACTATCAACAACAAATACAATTTTTAGATAACCAGCAAGAAGTTATTGACCGTGAAGTAAGTAATTATCGTAAATTGTTTGTAGATGATGATGGGTTTTTAAAATCTACAAAACCTTTTGATTATACAAGAGAAGTTATTCGTCATACGGAATTAGAAAAAGGTGTTTTATTTGACCCTAAAGGTCAAGTAATGAAAACTGAAATAACTGATAAAGATGGTGTAAAAAAAGAAAAAGTCCTACAATTAAAAGATGCTACTCAAGAACAAATGATTAGTCATTTAACTACTTTAGATAAAGCGTTTAAAAATAGTAAAATAGGAAGTTATAGTACTAAAACAGGTCTTGAGTATAGTAATATGACTGAAGAAGAACTAAGAAATGAAATTGTTAAAAAGAATAGAGGTAGAAAAGTATATAACAAAGTATTTAGTAAAAAAGTATTAGCTTTAATGCAGGGTGAACAACTCAAGCTAATCGAACAACTAAATGAAGAATATGTTAAACGTGATAATTTATTAAGTGTTGAACAAACAACTCAAGTAAAAGAAAATTTAGAAAAAGTAAACCTTGAAATTAACAATTTAGAAGCAGAGTTAGAAACTTTTAACAACTCTGAAAGAAAAATGAAGGTTTTTGAAAAGGTTCTTCTTTCACAAAGAACCGATTTACTCTCTCATTTTAAAAATGAAGAAGGTATTGGAATCTTTAATAAAAATGATTTAGCGAAGAAGATATTTAACGGTACACCTTACACAGCGTTATCTGAGAAACAGAAAGCTCAAATCAATCAAGAATATATCAAATACATACAAGGTGATACAACGTATGGAGATTATGCTGAACATACTAGTGTATCTATGAAAGAGTATAACAAACAAGCTCGTTTATCAAAAAAAGAAGAAGTTGAAACACTTGCAGATACCCTTTCAAAATTAAATACCAACGCTAATCAGGATGCTATTGTTGCTGCTTTTACCAATGGTTATTTAAGAGTAGAGGATAACATTAAAGGTTTTAATAGAAAGTTATCACAGGAAGAAAAAGAGGCTATCTTTGAAGCGATTAAAAACAATAAGATAACTGATGATGTTAAAGATACCGCTTTAGATAGTGTATATAAAAAATTAGGGGGTAAGAATATTCAAGTATTAGAAAATGTAGAAGAAGACGATATACCTGAAGCACTTCTAAATATTTATAAAATTGAAGATTTAAAAAATTTATATAATGGTGTTATAAATTTAAAATCAAGTAAATTAAGTGACTTAGTTGCTGGTATTGAAGCTATACCTAACTATGATTACAATAAAATTAAAGATAAAAAAATAAGTGATATAAAAGATAAGGAGGGTAATAACTTAGACGAATTATTAGGTGAAAAATTAAGTCTTGACAAAAAAGATACTTTTGCTGATTTTATTAAAAAATATAAAAACGCGAGTAAAGATATTCAAAACGAATTACGCTTACCCCTTCAATCAATTACTTTTAAAATAGAAGAAACTACAAAAGAGAAAGCGGAAAGGTTTGATGAAACAATGGCTTTATACAAACCTTATTCAAAATTTGAAGGTAGAGATTTGTTAAAAGAATTGTTAGCTGCCGAATCTAAATCAGATATAATAGAAGAATTCATTAATCAGAAGAAAAGTAAAAAAGGAGAAACCATTGATGACTTAATTAATCGACTAACAAATCACTTAGAAAGAGAAGGTGTAGAAGGTTTTATATTTAATGATGAGGATGTTGCTAAGAATCCAATTGAAGAATTATTATCCGAATTACAACAATTAGCAGCAGTGACAGAAGGTTTACATGAAAACAATCAAATATTAAACGCTACAGCTAAAAAGTTAGGTTTAAAAGGTAAACCTTATATTAACACTTATACTCGTAATGTTATTTTTAATAGGCTTAAAAATAGAGTTAAAAAATTAGAATTTTTTAAAGATTTATTAGAAAATAACAGCAAAGATTTAACAGGTACTATTAAAAAAGGAGACCTTTTAACTAATCTTACTGCGGTAAGTATGTTGATTAATTTAAAAACGGCAAAATATGGGGAAGATGCCTCAATAGAAGCGTTTACTGGTTTTGATGAGGTTTTAAGTAAACCCGACATGACTTCACATGTTGAAACAGTAATGAAAGCCATCAACAAAAACAGTGAAGGTACAATAGGTGATTATTTAGTAAAAGCAAATGATGAAAAATTTGTATCTGATGTTGTTCCTTTATATCAAGCTTTTAGCGCTATTGAAAACGCATGGTTTGAATATTATAATGCTTTAAGTGATGAAAGTAAAAAAGAATTAGAGCCGATATTTCAACAATCTTACAATGTTACAGATGTATTAGAAGCAAATGTTTTCACACCTAATAACTTCATAACTTATTTAAGAGCTATCAGTAACGAATCTGCGGATACTTTTAGAACAAAATTATCTTTATCTATTGGAACAGAAGAAGAAGCAGAAAAAGATGTTCGAAAAAGAAAAAATAAATTCGCACCTATCTATACACAATATTTTGCATTGAGAGTTCTTTCTGCTGCTGAAAATCAAGGTATTACCGAAACTAACTTTATACCTTTAGAGGAAAAAGTAAGTGAAGATTACAATGAGCTAACTTTAAAAAGAGATGCTGAGTTTGGTTCTTTCTTGTTACCTTATACAGTAATTGTAGATGATAATGCTGGAGCAGGTAAGACAAGTGTAAATATTAAAAATAAAGCTAGAATGTCTGCTTATGAAGGAAAAAGAATAGGTCTTTTCGCTTCAGGTGATGTTCAATTAAATAGTATTGTTAATGATTTAGAAACAGATGAAAACGTAAAAGATGTAATTGAAAAGAAAGGTACAATTGTAGATTATTTTAATTTGATAAGCAGTGACCTAATGATGTTAAGAGCCGCTGTTGAAAATAATATGACCCGTGAGAAAGAACTTTACTTTATGTTTAACGGAGTTCAAATTCCTAAATTGTTTTTAACGGATACTAATAATCATATAAGATTAAATACGGTAGCGGTACAAAAAGCAGTACAGGCGTTAGAGAATACTATTAATCATGAAGATTTATCTAAGCTTGATGTATTGTTCTTTGATGAAGCTACTAATATGTCAGAGTTTGAAATCAACGTAATTAGTCAGTTAATTGCAAAGCATAACGAACAAAGAAAAACAAGTGTACCTTTAACATTAACTTTAATGGGCGATTCTACACAACAGGGTTATAGAGTTAAAGATGAAAATGGTGATTTAATAGAAAGTGATTTTTCAATGGGTTCTGTAAGAGCGATTAAAACACCTAGAGGTAAGATTACATTAAGAGGGAGTTATAATTTCTTAAATGACTCTTTTAATTATTTTAACGATGCTTTCACAGCGTTTAGGTATCATACAGAAGTTGTTGCTGAAGGTATACAATTAAAAAGACCAAAAGATTATGAATTACTCAAACCTCACTCACCTCAAATATTTAGAGGTTTGTTTCAAAAAGAAGAAGAGTTAATTGGAGCAGGTTTTTTTAAAACGGTTGAAGAAGCGAATGAAAAATTAAATTTAAAACCTATTGTTGAAAAAGTTAAAAAAGAAAATAAAAAAATAATTGTAATTGTAGGTAAAGACAAAGAAGATGATGCTATGGAAAGATTATCTCCTTTATTAAATAATTCTTCTGAATTTAACGATGTGTTTAGAATATTAATAGACGACGGTACGAAAAATTCAGTTCAAGGTTCTCAAGCAGATTATGTTTTTCATTTAAGCTCTACGGTAATTGAAAAAGATGAAGGCTCAGGTAAGCATATATTTACTATGTTATCAAGAGCTAAAAAAGCTTATGTTCATATTAATGAAAAACTTCCTTTTCATACTTCAGAATTATTTAAAAATACTTACGACAGTAAAAACGGACTTCTTAAATTAAAATCAAACACTCGACCAGGATATATTGTCAATGAGACTGAAGTTATTACCAATTCAGATAAAGTAAAATCTATTTCTAAATTTAGTTTAGACACTGAAGAGGGAAGAAATAACGTTGAAGAACTATACTCACAAGCAATTCGATTAAATGCATCTCTTTCTACTGAGGAAGCTGCTAAAAATTTAAAAAAACCTAAAAAATTAAAAAAAGATAAAAAAGAGGAACTTCCCATCAAAGGGGATTCTTTCGCTTCTAACGAGCAGAAAAGAAACTTTATATTTTATAAAAATCAAAAAGGTAAAAGAAATATCAATCTTAATTTATTTTACTCTGAAGATGAAGAAATAAGTGCTAAAAAAGTAATTCAAAGAAGAAAGTTAATCAATGATAATGACGAAGCTATTGTAAAATTTACAAACAATAATCATCAAGGTAGAGGTAAAAATATTAATTACGATGGTAACCAAGAACTTGCTGTTTATATAAATGATACTATGATTGGTATCTTAACTTCTCCTTATTCAATTAGAGAAAATATTGAAAAGTTAGAGAAATCTATTGCTGAGTTTAAAAAACATACGCCTAAAACAAATAAAGAAACTGAAGAAGTTAAAGAATTTATTGAAGTGTTTGAAGCTAGCGTTAAGCAACTTCAAGAAACTTTAGATTTTGTAGAAGATATATTACAAAAACTAGAAAAAGATAAAAACGTTACTTTAGATATTAGTGATTTAAACATTAAGAATTCTGATTTAAAAAGTTTTTCAAAGTCAGTGTTTAAAGAACAAAAAAACGGTGAAATAGAAGGTGTGGCATTAAAAAATACAGGCACTTCCGAAAAACCTTATTGGGTTTTAACTGAAGATGGTTTTAAAAGATTACATCTAAATCAAAAAAATGAAGCTATTGTTTATCACACTCGTCCATTTACGGTAGTTTCGGATATAGGGGATTTAGAAGTAGGTACACCTTATGTAGCGATTTCTTCAATAGATGGTAGCATCAGTAATTTAACAGTTGAGCAATTAGAAAACCAAATTGAAAAATGGAAGAAACAAAAACCAGAAGATAGAACACTACAAATTATTCCTTTAAGACAATCCGGTAAAATAGAAAGCTTTTCAGATGTATTTAAAAAGCTAGTTATTAAAATGAAGAACAGAGCTTCTACTGATTATGGTGACATCTCTGGAGATTTAAATAGCTTATTCACAAAAACACAAGTTGAAAAAATAACTGACATTTTACATGATGTTTTCTTTAATGCGGAGGGTAAGATTAGAGAATCTTTACGAAACGAACATAAAGATTTATCTAAGTTATTTAACGAATTAGAAAAACGTAAATATCAAAATAAATTCTCTATTCCTGCTTTAGTAGTGCAAACATTTAAAATAACAAGTGATTCAGAATCTAAAAAATTCAGTGATGAAGAGTTTCAGAATCTTATTGATGGTTACTTTAAAGTAATTGGCACTAGTGCAGTAACAGATGATATGAAGAAACTAAACAGTATGTTAAAAAAGATAGATGATATTATTTCTTCGTCTCCTGAAGGTAAACCGTTTCCAAGAAAAATAATCGCTAAAGGAGGATTAAACAAAAGTAGCTCGGGTTCAAGTGAAGTTGCTTTTATTACTGATACTTCTGATATTATTTATGATAGATATTTCTTTGTTCCAAAAGTAGCTGTAGATTTAGAGAATATTAAAATAAAAGAAACTATGCCTAAAACAGACAATACCGAAGAGGATGATTTAGATTCGCCCGATGACAATATTAACGATTTAAATCAATTTGGTAAAGATATTAAAGAGTTAGATATAGAAGGTTTAAGAACAAATGAAGAGATAAATACATTGTTAAATGCGTTTAAAGAAAATAAAGAGTTAGACATACTGAAAAAGCTACCTATTTTGAATTCAGAACAAAAAGAAAATCTAGCAGATATTATAGAAGATATTATTGATAGTGTAGAAGAAAATAAAGAAAATAATTGTAATAACAGCGAAGAACCTCCATTTTAATTATGAAATGTATAACTAGCCATAATCGTGAAATATCTCGAAAGTTAGATAATTTTTTTAATGTTTACTTTAATGATAACATTACTTTTAAAGAGGCTTTTAAAGACTTACCTCTCTATATAAATCGAGTTGACAAAACTATAAATAAGTATGTCAATAAAGGAGTATTAGTAGAAGAAGGAGATTTAGATTACTTGTTTAATTTAGGAAAAAACAAGTTAACATCAGGGATAGATTCTAAAGTAACTGACTTTAGCAGATTAAAAAAAGAAGAATTTGAAAAAGAAGTAAATGAGCGATTTGCTGAATTTACTCTAGCTAAATCTGAAAGTCCGTTAGACGAAAATACTGACGAAGATACTAATGAGGATACGGATGAAGATATAGAGGTAGATAATATTCCTGACGTAGTAAGAATAGAAGATGAAGTTGAAGAGATTTCTTCTTTAGCAATCGATGAAACAATAATCAAAGGAGACGGCGAATCAATTTTTTCAGAAAAGGATATGAAGACGTTTAAAGTTACTTCAACTCCGTCTGTCACTTCAATGGATGATTTAATTGGTTTGTTTAAAGGACTTCAGACGATACCCGCTTATAAAAAATGGATTGAGAAACAACTGTTTAAAGCAATTGTATTTGACGATACTACTGGAACATTAGTAACAGAAGATGACAGTGAGTTAGCAGTAAAAAGAGTAGAGGAATTCTTAGAAGATAATAGAAATAAAGTTTCAAAATATTCACCAGAGTTACTTAAAGAGTTTGAAATGATTAGTGCTGGAGAATTAGATTCCGGTAAAGCTAAACCAGCATCAGTATTAAAACAATATAATAAGATAAACGAATTAAAAAATGAATCTAACAAGCTTGTTCAGTTATTTAGATATATCTTATCTAAACATGATAACACAAGTATTAATCTGTTAGCCAAATCTATGGTGAATATTGATGAAAACGGTAAACCTTTAATCATTAAAAAAATAAATACAAGAACTGAAGTAACTCAAGATTCTGAAACCATTAATTCTTTGGAAAACGTATCTGATTTATTTAAAAACATAATTACCAATACGGCAAGAACCGAAAATTACGACTTTCATTATGATGCTTCCGTAATAGGCAGTGCTAGTTTCATAACTCGTCACATGCGATTTGATAAAGATTTGGGTGAAGAAGTATCTGAGGTGATGTATAACTTACTCTATTCAGATGATAATTATTGGCAACTTGCAAGAGATGAAAATAATATTGATAAAGAAACATTAACTGCTTTATTTCATGGTATTTATCGAACTAGCGAACAAAAGTCAGAGTTACAACAACGTACTAAAAATGAAGAGATTGAGATAGAAAACTGGAGATTAAACAACAGTTCTTTTTTTGAATCTTTACAGAAGATAAACGGTAATGAATTAACCAAAGAAAGATTAAGAAATATGATGGCTACAAACTATGTCAAAATGTTTCCCATTAAATCAGTATCTATAAAAGAAGATGTAGAAGAAAGTTTACCTTTAAATTTACAAAGAACTTCGGCTTTTAAAACTTTTATTTATCCTTTAACAAAAATATTTGTAGATGAAGATAACGCATACAAATCTCAAAGTTCTAATGGTGCTATCACAGAAGAAATTATCCTAATAAGTCAAGAAGCTAAAGAAATAATAAACGAAGACTCTTTTGTTGATGGTTTATCTTATCGTTTAAATAATAATAATGTGCTAACTCCAAGTCAATCAAAACAGTTTAGGAAAATATACGCACGATTGATTAAAAATAAAACTTTAAAAAAACAACTTATAAAAGGGATTGAGTTGCTAAAATCAGTTTCTAAAGAGACGAATGAAGAAAACAAAAAAGTAATTATTTCAAATGCCAATATGCAATTGAAGAATTTTATGACACAGTTGATGAAAGAAGGGTTAGATGTTGGCGCAACTCGTCAAAAATCAACTTCTACTTCTATTTTAGGTACGCAAAAATCTGATTTCGACTTAATAAATCAACAACATTCGATAATGGCTAGACTAAATAGTCTTGCGTATAATATGCAACCAAATAGTTTATTTATTGAACATCCTTTCTTTTCGATGAATAGTGATGGTGAATATATTGCCAATAATAATCTTTTTGAATTTGTATTAAAAGAAGGTATGCGACAGGGTTTTAAAGCAAACGATTATGTAAATCTTAATTTAAATGATACATTACTTTCTAATTTAAAAATCTGGAAGTTTTATAAAAATAAAGGTATTATTTCTACTCCTTACGCTACACCAGCGGATAAATCAAGAAACTATAATATCAATATTAATGCTGACTTAACCACAGATATTAAAGTACAACAATTTTTACAAAGTTATTACACTAATTTTGTAAATGAGTTTAAAACACGATTTGAAAAAATTGGTATTATAAGTACTTTAAACAAAAATGAAACCGACCCAATAAAAATATTACAAAATATTGAAAAAACCTTAGTCGGTAAAACAAGAAAAGATATTAATGAAGCGGTATATGCGTTTAACAGTATAAATCCTTTTGGAGAACAAATTGAGCTAGTGGATGGGATTCATATTAATGAAGGTAAAAACGGTTTATTTTTTAAAAAATCATTATATAAAGAAATTAAAGATGGATTTAACTACGAAAATATTGCAAAAGAAGCAGAGTTAAATTTTAAAACGGATTTAATACTAAACTATGACGGTTATCTTTTAGATGATTCAATTGGTGGAAATCAGTTATATACTTTAAACACTGCTTTTGAAAACGCTTTAAACGATGTTTTATTTGAGTCTTTTGTTTCTCAAGATAAAAAAGCACTTTCAAACTCTTTAGTTAGTGATATCCAAACACTATTAACCGTTGAGTTAAGTAATTTTAAAAAAAGAGGACTTTCTAAAGTGCCCGATTATCAAAAAAAGAATTTAAAAAAGAAAGTTTTATTGACTTTATTAAAAAATAATTCTCCTGTTTTAAGTTTTAATTCTGAAGTCTTGCAATACGGTAAAGATTACCTTAATAATTATCTACTTACTTTACCTTTAACACAAGGAATTAAAAGTCAGTATAAAAGCGATAATGAAGAAACACAGATGATTGATAATGTAAAAAGAAATGTTTCGTTATTATCTAATTACACTCCTTATTTTGGTTCTAAATACGGTAACGATAACGTGATGTATCAGGTAACCATTAAAGATATAAGTACTAGAATCGTAGGTATTAACGGAGCGTTTGAAGATAAAGACCAACACGATGGAGCTGCTTTTGAAATACCCTCACAAACATTTAAAAATCAAATAGCCGTAGGTGGAAAGATATATGGTACGGCTATTGGTTACGCTAATCAAAAACCTTTAGCAACTCAATTTGATTCATCACAAGGTAGTACAAGTCTTGAAAAGTTTGCTATATTTGCTATGACTAATGAAAGGATTTTAAACTCATTTTCACCTGAAAAGAACTTCAACGACCTAGTTCAAGAAGGGTATATACAAGACTGTTAAAATTATGGCAAGATGTTTACAAAGTTCGCTTACCGGAGGTGAGATTTTACTAACGGCTAATAATGATAAAGAATTAAAAAAAGAACTTTCAAGACTTATTAATGAAGACGTAACAAAACTTCAACAAATTGAAGAGTTTGTAGGTCCAATATCTTTAGAATATACACAACCTAGATTAGATAGACTCATTAAAAATATGATGAGTCAACCAATCTCTACATTAAGTAAAATTCAAAAGTTAGATATTGATAATTCTTTCAGAATCATCGATAGTTTTAAAGAACATACTATTACAGTACGCCATCCTGCAACAGGTGATACCTTTCAAATTAGTTTAGATTTTTTAGCGGGTGCTTCTTTAACCGACTTAATGAATACACCATATAGAGTTTTTGGACCTAATGGAGAAGCTACAGATAAAAACAATAAACCTTTTATAAAGCAAGGTATAAAAACAATGTATGATTTATACGAAGCTTTAGGTGGAATGTTTACAATAGGTACAGAATACGTAAAAAGTGATACTAACGTTAAACTTGATTTAAAAAAAACTATCAGAGCTTCTTTAAAAGAAACTTCTGAAAAACAAGCAAAAGCTTTTACTATAACACAATTAAATAAAATACTCACTCCTAGATTATTAGCAAAACAAACTACAGATAAAGTAAGAAAATATTTAGCATTACTCGAAAGTGATGTTGAGCTTATAGATAACCAAGGTAATATTATATCTTCACTTTTAAGTCTTACGGATTATAGTTTAGACCATATAAGAAACGCTTTAAATGTTATTCATGAAATACATAAAGGGGTTAATAAAAATAAAATAAGTTCTAAGTTCATAACAGATAATGATTACGTTAGAGATATTGAAAATATTGGAAAAGAGATTAAAGAAGCTATAAAAGATAATAGTGAAACAACCAAAGAAGAATTAATTCAAAAATTAAAAAATATAGCCAATCAAGCAGCTCAAGATTATAAAGACAAAGCTAGAGAGAAATTTGATTCTACTGATATTTCATGGGAATATTTAGCTAGAATAGAATTACTTTCAACAAATAGTGAAGGTAAGCAACTACTCAAAAATAAATACGTTGCTCAAGCTTTACCTAAATCAACGGTTAAAATGGGACAGCGAAATATGATGAGTAACAATGCTTGGGTAGATACCGACACTAAATTAATTTTTGCTAAACAAGATTCTAAAACTTATGGTTCTCAACTTTACGCAGGAACTGAAAAAAAGAAAGAAGTTAAAGTAACAGGGAGTACTCAAGCTTTAACCGCTACAGGCTTTGGTGGAAGAATGGGTTTACGTATTTATCAGATGAATGATGCGATGGCTTTCTTAATTGAAGAAGGTTTAAATGAATTAGGAGCGAAAGTTCAGAACGGTGTTAAAACTTATTCAACAGAAGATATAAACGCAAAAGTAGTTAATACTTTAGCAGAGTTAAAAGAGTTCTTTAACAATGCACAATCAAGGTCTTTATCAGATGATTTTCAAAGAGTCGTTTTAAACATTAAACCTAATGAAAAAAAAAGGGCATCTAAATTTTTATTAAGTACTATTATTCCCGCAAATATTCAGTTTGAAAAAGATTCTTTCGATACCTTCACAAATCTTTTTAACTATAAATCAACAACTTTTAAAAAGTTAAAAGGTCAACACATTCAACCAATTCAACAGTTAAAATTACCTATTGAAAAGCTAGGTGATGATAGAGATGAATTAGTTACAATAGTTAGAAAAATGTTAATTTCTAAAATATCTGAATCAGATATAAGTCAAGCATCTGAACTATTAAAAAATGAGGATCCTAATTTTAATAACAATCAGTTACGAGAACTTTTAGTAACTCAACTTAACTCTTATTTTACAAAACACTCAGTAAGAGAAAAATATAAAGGTGGACAGTATGTAATCAGTCCTCAAACTACAGCGATTTATGAAGTTACTTTACCTGACGGAAGAGTTAAACGATATGCTGGTTATTTTCAAGCTTTAAATTCAGCAAAAAGAGCTTGGAAAGATAATCAGGATACTGATATTGATTTTGGAAAGTTTTTAAAAACTAAAATTTCTAAACCTCGAAGATTAAAAGGAGGTAATATGAAATTTAAAATTGTACAAGAGGGTCAGACTTTAGAAAAAGACTTCTTCGATACTAATATTTTTAAACTTTTAAAAGATGCGTTTACAGATAAAAACAACGCTAGAAGAGCGAATGATATTGAAGCATTTAGAGAAGCTAAAGCTAAACACGAAGGAATATTAGGACTTGCTAATTATACCGTTAAACAATTTGCTCAAGAGGGTGTCTTTATTGATTATAACAACGATTTAACTGTTAGAGAACAATATCCTATTGAAAAAGACAGTCTTAAAGTAACACCTTTTGAAATAGGTTTAAAATTAAAAGATGAGGACATTCAACAATTTGGAATTAAACCTTGGATGCAACCTGATGATATTGACCTTGACCATTTTAAAAGATTAGTTAGAAAAGAAAAAGGTTTACTATTTAACGAAGAGAATATTTCTCAAGATGAAGTAGATATAGAAAAAAAAGCAAAAGCATTATATAATAGTTTTCAAAGAATTATTGAAATGACTGTTTCTCGTACACCGGGTCAAGATTTACAATCTATTTTGGGAGGTAAAGTAGCTTTTATAACAAAAGGTAGTGATAACAACATTGAAGCACCTATGGAGTTAGAGTATTTTCAAGGTGCTGACCAAGATATTGATAAAGGTGGTATTCCTATGATGGAAGCGGAAAACGGAAAGGTGATTTCTTGGCATCCAGATATGTACGACAATTTAGACAATCCTGATGTTATGCGTTTACCGTTTGTATTTAAAACTGATTATAAATTAGAAGAAAATGCAGATAAAGTATCTTCTATTGTTGCAGATATAATGCCTAAATATGACGAAAAAGAATTAATTGAAGCGATAAAAACAAGTAATAATTTAGGTATTCAAGCACAAATTAAACTAGGTAAATATAAAACTTTTAATATTGATGATAAAAAAGTAGTAGAAGCTTTAAAAGAAAAACAAAAATGGAAACCTACTAGAAAAGGTGCTCGAAATTTTATCACACGTTTCTTATTCGATGCAGTAGTATTACCTGAAAACGCATTTCAAGCTCAAACAGCAATGACTATGGACGACTTAGATATGGAGGCTACTAACGCATCTAAAGGTAGATTAAGAAATCCTAAGAACCGATATAGTGCAGCTGCTCAAGACATTGCTAAAAACGATAACAACAAAGGTAAATTAACGATTGGTATTGCCGCTACCTTAATTAAAACTACAGGTATTTTTCAAAACGCCTATAATGAGTTAATGCGAAATTCTAATTTTTTATTCAGAAATACCCTTACTCCTTTAAGGGTAACTGATGAAAACGGTAAAATGGTTGAATATCAAGCAATACCTAATTTAAATTATAAAAATCTAAGTTTAAATACTTCAGATGATAATTTAAAATACTTTATTGAAGTAATTCAAAGTTCTAAGTATGACCCACCTACAATACCAATAAATGGTGAAATGTTCAATAAAGCATACGTATTATCAGTTTTAGGTAATGCATTATCTACTAAAAAAGGTTCTAAAAAAAGAATTGAAGCGATGAAAAAAGTACGTAGTGTATTGAGTGATTTTGCTTCTTTTGAAGCGACCGTTACTTTTCTGGAATCTCAATTCTTATCCGCTGCTACAGATAACGCTAAGGAATTAATTCTTGAAAAAATAAATGCCGATGTAAGAACCGCAGGATTTTTTGGTTCTATGTTATTCAGAGGTGTTCCAATCGATGTGGCTATTGGGGTAATGACTCATCCAATGTTTGAATATATTGTATCTGAAACAGATACTGATTTAGGTCAAGGTACTATAGAAATGTCAGATTTTATAGAAAGTATAGATGTAGAAGAAGAAGATGTTTTAGCGAATAATTTAAAAGAAACATTATTAACGCTAAATAACATTAATGAACAAAACAGATTAGTAGCTAAGATAGCTTCTTTAAATCAAGGTACACCTAATAGTTTTTACGCTCAATTATCTTATCTATCTCAAATTAAAAAATCACATCAAAAAATAACCAAAGATGAAGATTACATTTCATTAACTGCCGTGTTAGAGCAAATTTTAGAAGTAACACCTGAAAATCTAAGTCCTCATTTACATATTAATTTGATTGCGAGTAATCCTAATTATAAAGCATTAGTTAAAGGTTTAAATACTTTAGTTAGAGTACAAAGAACACTTTCTTCAGCTAATGATTTAGCTTTACAAATAGCAGAAAGAATTAAAGCCAAAAACACGGAAGAAGATATTAAATCATATTTAAGATTCTTGAGTGATGTTCAATTAATTTCTTTTTTAAAATCAAACTCTCCAACGATTAAAAAAATGAAAAAGCTGACCAGAGCTAAATTATACAGTTCGGAAGGTGCTACAGAATTAAAAAAGATTTTACAAGATGCTATTTTAGAAAATAAAAATCAACTAGCGTATTTTGGTGGATACATTGCGGAAGATAACACTAAAGCCTTATATCCTGAAACTAGTTCCGAAATAAATTTAAAACCTAGTATAGTTATAGATTCAAACGACCCTATTGAATTAGAAATTAATATAAGTTTAATGAGAGCAGCCTTTAAAAAAGATGCTAATACAAAGATTGAAATAGGTGGTCAAAAGTTTGATTTTAAAGATATTTTATTTGTGTATGACCAATTAGTAACTAGGGGTTCTATGAGAACAGATTCTTTTGCAAGAGTAATGGTTTTAAACGATTGGAAGATTTTTGAAGATTTCAACGAGCTGGGTAAAAACTTAAACGATACTTTTAATATTCAAACATATCTTGACGAAGATAAAAATTATTTTACAGATGATTTTCATTTACAATTTACAGAAGTATACGGTGTTGAAACATTTGTAAAGGAAAACGAAAAAAGTAATGATTTTTTGTACGATTACGAAGGTTATGATACAGAAGAAAAATATGAAAAATATGATGATTATTTATCTTTGAAAATGTTAAAATCAGTAGAACCTGTGGCAGGAATAGTTACTAAAAAAGCGAAAACCAAAATAGAAAAAAATGATTTTATTCTTCAAATAGAAAAACTATTTGAAACTCCTAAAACTGAATTAATCTGTTAAAATTATGGCGATATGTATTAAAAATAAAAGTGGTGAAATAAGGATAGATAAATCTAATTACAAAGAATTTGAAAAAACTCATCCAGACTTAGCAAGTGAAATTACAAAACAGATTAAACAAGGTGTAACTGATGAATTTTCCTTATCTTATCCTCCAAAAGGTTATTACCTTTTTAACACTTCTGGTTATGACCCTTCTCATTTTACTTTTGAAAAAGGATTTAAATTTACAGAAAAAGATATTGATAGAGCTAATTTTTTAAATAAGCCAGTTAAAGTATTTGAAAATGTTGAAATCCCTTTTAAAAAAGGTCAACTTTTAAGAAACCGTTTAGGTGATACAAATATTATCTTAGCGAATGAAGATTCTAATAATAAAGAAGAATTTGATAAAATAGTTGATCACGAATTAGCTCATTTGCGTTTTGATAATCTTATAGATGAAAACGAAGCCGTTTCTAAATCGGCTAAAACAATATTGAGTAAATTAGAAACCTTAAACGTAAGTAATAAAAAATTAGTAAAAGATTTACTAAATCGTGTTGATGGTAGCCCTTCAGAATTATTAGCGATTATAGATTCAGAACCCAAAGTAAAATCGTTTATAGAAAGTTTGTATTTAAGTAATGATGTGGATTTAATAGAGTCTGTAGAAACAATACATCACACTATGAATACATTTGTTAACGAGAATAGAACTTCAGAGGAATATAATGATAATTTACCATTTTCAGCAGCTAATTTAGATATTGAAACTTTAGAACAAACAAGTTTTAAAGAAGATGAAAACTATTTCAATAGAGTTAAAAAAACTTGGGATTTATATCAGACAAATAATAAGTTTAAAGGTTATGAGATAATTCAAAAAGGTGAGCACTCTTTTTTAGTTGAGAAAAATTATGACAAAGAAAAAGGTTTTTCAGATATTGCTTATCAACAGCTTTTTCAAAAGTATCAAAGGGTCGAAGGTAAAACACTAAGTAATATTCTTAACGACAATAATAGAGAAAGCCTTGTTAAATCAGAATGGGATGATTTAAAGCTTGATACTTTATCTGAACACGATTTGGTATTAGTGAGAAGAGAAAAAAAAGAAGATGGAAAAATTCAAGTATATATGCAGTATTTTCCAATCATGTATGTATTCCCTAGAGAACGTAAGTTTTTAGTAGCTACTGGATTCACCAATCAAAAAGGAAAAAATAAAGGTAAAGCAACTGCGCTACCTATTAATTATGACGATGTTATAGGATTTGCCAAATATTCAGGAAATCCTATAACAGAAATTCAACTACCTGCAAGTGGAGCAGAATATGCTAAAGAAATAGAGTTAGATACGCAAAATTTAAAAAAAGATTTTTCAATACAAACATATTCTCCTAATACCCATATTACGGTATCGTTAGCTAATACTATTAAAGATAGAGTTAAACATGCTACAACTGTTGATAATTGGGTACAAGGGGGTGATGTGGTTAGAGTACGATGGGAAAAAAGTGAAGATTATAGAAACGATGAACATAAATTTAATTATTATGTAAAATTCTATAAAGTAGTAGCTAAACATGCTAACGCTGTAAGTGTTGCAATAAATAAAAAAAATGGAAGTGAGACTACTTTAGTTATTCCTTTTCATCAAATAGATAGAGTTGCTAAATCAAGAGAATCTTTCGATAAAGAATACAAAACTAAATTAAAAGAGGTTGAAATAACAAAAGGTAAAGAAACCTATACTGTATTTAATCCTGATGAGGAAGGAGAAATTAAAAAAATAGAGGATAGAAAAGAATATTTAAAAAAACAAGGTTTAGATGAAAAAGAGTCAGAAAAAGAAATTTTATCTAGGATGTTACCTAGTGATTGGATAAAATATAAAGTAGCTAATCGAAAAGGAACATTATGGGGAAAAATAATTAATGTAGGAGAAGATAGTGTTACTATTGTATCAGTTTCAAAGGAAGATACAAATTTAGAAGAAACAACTAAAAACTTTATTAAGATTGTTTCTTTTAAAGATATTGAATGGCATTATTCTTCTTTGGATAAGGAAAACGAAACTTTTAGAAATCTTTATACTTATTTTAATAATCTTAAAGAAACATTTAACATATCTTCTAAAGCAGTAACAGCTTTAAATGAAGGAGCTGTGTTTCCTCCTGCTTATCGCACTATTACTGTTTCTAGTTTAAACGAAGACTATATAGACGAAAAAGGTAATTTAATGCGTTATTGGAAACAACTTAAACCAGGTGATAGGGTATCTCAAAGATTTAAGAAAAAAAATGGGGAATTTGGAATGACAGTAGTCACAGTAACAAGAGTAGATTTACAAGGTAATGTATATTATGCCAACAAATCAGAATTTAAAACAACTAAAGGCGATTCTTTTTTTAGAACTAATCGCTTTAAATTAAATCCTAAAGATGTTGTTAAATTTCATTTAATGGGAGAAACTGATTATCACCCTAGCTTCACTAAAGACTATCGTAAAAGCACATCTAAAGAAGTTGAAGAAGCATTTAAAGAATTTAATGAAAAATTAGAAGCTCAGAAAGCAAGAAACAATAAAAAAGATATTTCTTTAAACCAAGCAATTGAATTTCAAAGTTTAGAAAAAGCAGAAGCTTTTAAAGAGTTGATGCTCGAACAGCAAAGACCCTTTACGTATGTGACTAAAGAAGTAACAGAGAAGAATCAAAAAAGAAAAGTTTATCTTAAAGCATGGGCTAAATTTTCTAAAGGTAAAGCCGTTAAAAAAAGTAATGGTGATTATGAAGCTGACCGACTAGTCACAAAGCTAGAAGCGGGTTACGCTAGAACAAATAATTATTTAACTATACCTATTGCTGCAAATCTTTTAAAAGAAGGTGATTATATTGCTCTAAAAAGAGATAATCAAGAATTTAAATTATATATTCAAGATGTATATAAATACAATCGAAAAGAGGGAGAAATAGGTTATTCTTTAACGACGTTAGGAAAAAGTAAAAAAGGAAGTCTATATCATAGACAAGTTTATTTATATATTAATTTGAATGGAGAAGTTTCTGCAAAAATAGAGCAATTTGGTAAAAATGAAAAAGCAAAAGAAATTACTGTTGCTGCGTTAGGTTTAAAAGGTGGAGATTTAAGAAAAAATAAAGATTTAATTAGAGATAGAGACAATAAAACAGCAGCTCCTAAAATAAGAAAAACCAGAGCGAGTAAAGGTAAAATCAAAGCTCAAGATTTAGCAACGCTTACACAAATTGTAGATAATATAAATAATCTAACAGAAGCTAATGCTTCACTTGTAACAAAAGAAGAATTTAAACAAGCAATGATAAACAGAGGTGTTTATTATGTGAATGCTGAAAATGTAGAAAAAGCTTTTGTAGATAATGAAGGTAATATTGTAGTAAATAAAGAATTAGCTTCTACATCAGACGCTATGCACGAATATTATCACTTCGTAATGAGAAGTTTTGAAAAAGTAAATCCTAAAGCATATCAAGATTTAATGAGTGCTGCGATGGAACATGAACTTTTTGAAGAAAAACGAGCTTTGTATTCTGATTATACTGATTTAGAAATAGCTGAAGAAGTTTTTGTAGGACTTGCTCAAGCTACTTTTGAATCTAAAAAAGACCCAAATTGGTTTGATAAGTTCAAGACTGTAATTAATGATTTTTATATACATTTTAAAAACTTTATCGGTAAAGTATTTGGTTATCAACCTTTTAAGTATGCAAGAGGTAGAGAGTTATTTAATATGACTTTAGAAGAACTCACACAACACTTTGGAAAAACAGATTTACGTAGATTAGAAAAAGAAAGAGTGACTTTATCTAATTCAATAACTGATTTAAGAAAAGGTGAAGCTATTCAAAAACTAAAAAATAATGTGTATTATGATGATAATGTACCTTATCTGATTAATTCGCAAGGTGTTAGGTCTAAACTATTTGATAGAATACTACCTTTATCTAAAGATTTAGAAGTCGCATTAGAAATTTATGCAGAAATAGAATCTGATGTATTTAAACAAAAGATTAAAGATCAGAAGTTTCAAATACAAGATGGTGAATTACCTTTCAACTTAATTGAAAAGTATTTTGGTAATCGTAGAGTAAGGTCTTCTCGTTTAGAAGCTTGGAAAACAACAAGAGATGAAGCTTTTGAAAAGATTAAAACCGCAGATATTATTAGTTTTAAAGAAGAAGAACATGAGTATTCTGTTAACGGTTCTAAAATAATAGGTAATTCTGAAAATTTAGAAAAAGAAGGAATTATTACACCTTATAATGAAGAAGATTTTAAAACTAATTTAATTAATAACACTTTAGATTTAGTAGAAAAAACACAAGGCACATTAACTGAAGAAACCGAAGAGCAAATTAAAAGTAATATTGAACAATTTGTTAACCAGTTAAGTGTGATTAAAGAACCCGGTACATTGTTTCACAAAGCAATGCAAACTTTTCTTGAGGGTTATAATAAAGCTTATGGTAAAACTGATGAAGATAAAATAAGTAGGTCTTTAGACGATGCTTATGAAAAACTTATTGAAAGTGTAGATGGTGTAAATTGGTTTATAGATACACCCCAAATAAGAAATAACTTTGAAACTAACGCAAGGCAACTTTTTGAAATTATTAAAATGAACTCAGGAGAGAATTTTAAAATTCTACCTGAACAAAAATTAACGTATACCGATGAAAACGGTAAAATCACAGCCGCAGGTACGGCGGATATTGTCATTTTAAAAGCAAACGGTAAAGTAGATGTTTACGATTTTAAGTCATCTTATAAAAATGTTTCTAACTGGAGTAATTATAAAAACGAACACGTTGTAGCACAACAGTTGTCTTATCGCAGTTTTTTAAATTCTATGGGGCTTGTAGTAGATAATAATTTTATATTACCTGTGTCTATGGATATGAATTTTAATACGGGTTATATTGATAGTTTTGAACCAATGAGTTTACTTAACATTTCAAGTTTTTTAAGTACTGAAGATAGAATAAAAATAGAAGATGAAATAAATCGTATTTATCCTGTTTCAGCTTCTAAAACAACTCAAGCTATTGAAAGTAATATTGAAGTAGCTGACTTTATGCAAGCTTATTTTAACTTCGATATTAATCCTACTAGAGAAACTACAGATGAAACAAACAAAAAACAATTTTCAGAAAGTTATAAATTTGAATCAGCAGTTCTTAGATTAATAGATAAACATAAAAACGGAAGATACACTGAAAAAAATCCTTTCGGAGATAAACCTATTTCAGTTAAAAAAGAATTAGAAAAGTTTAAAGTAAAAAAAGGATATAGTAGTATCGATAATATACCTATTGCGGATAGAATTAAAATTTATAAAGATACTTATTTAGATTTATTATTTAATTATGAAAAATCTAAAGGAAACACTTATAAAGCTGTAGTTGATTGGGTAAATGCACAAAGAGTAAACGTCTTATCTTCTCGCAATGTGGGTACAATGGCAGAGATAAACACTAAAATCATAAAAAATAAAGATGATATATTTAATGAAACTTTCGCTTTAAAATTAGAAAAATATTTATACGATAGTAATTGGGAAGTAATTGAAAGTCCTGAATTACAAGATTTAAACATTGTTGCTTTTTATCATAAACGAAATAAAGTTTGGGAATTTATTACTTTAACAGACAAAGACCCAAGCGACTATTTTCAAAATGGTGCTCAATCAACATTTCAACGAGTAGCTGCAATGCGTAGAAAAGGTTCTATTTTAGGAAAGTTTTTACCTGCACATCAGCTTACTGAAGATATTTTTGAATCTACGTATGAAAACTATGAAGCGATGAAAGTAATGTTATTTATTATTAATAATCCTTCATTATTTAAAGATACTAAGATAGGAAAGTATAACCATGTTATTAGCACTTCATCAACTACAAAAGATGTTGGGGATCAAACAATTAATTTTAATTGGTTTACTTTAGATGAAATGTTAAAACAATTAAAAAAAGTAGTTAGTCATCCAGCTACTAAAAATGTAAAAACAGAATTAGGTAAAAAGATTGAGAAATTCAATGTTAGAATATTTGACAATGTCGCAACTACTTATTTAGATGAAGCATTTATGCATCTTGATAGACTTCAAAGTAGAATGTTAGATTTGAGTAAATTTCAAAGAAACAATGAAGAAAGATTACTTAAAGGTCTAAAAATAGAAGGAACACAAACAATAGAAGATTTTTTTAAAACTAGGATACATCCTAAACTTTCTAATTTAGATGAGATTAATTATAAAATATTAGATGAAATTGTTCAAGAATTGTCATTTTTAATTGATGCCGTAGAGAGAAAGCTAACGGTTGAGAACAGTGTGAATATATCTGAATTTTTATCACTTCTTCGTTCTGCAAGATTAGAATTTGCTTATCAATTACCAGGTGCAAAGAACGAAGTACAAAAAATAGGTTCACTCACCAATGGTTATATGTTTGGTAAACCTGATGATTTGGTAGAACCTTCAGAAAAAGCAGTAGTCTCTTTAGTTAATCAAGCAAGGTTTGCTATACGTAATGAAGTTTTAGAATTTGCAAAAGGTGAACACTATGATAAAGTAAAAGCATTGTATACTTCTAAAAACATGGGTACAATTAGCTCTGGTTTAAAACATGCTGTTTCAGGTAACTTTTTAAGAGCTTTTGACAATATGTTTGAATTAGATGAGAAAGGTATGAATAATTATAGATTACGAGACCCTGATGAAAAAGCAGGTGATTACGATTATTTATCGAGAAAACAAACTGCTTTATCTATGCAAGAAAGAGATTATATTCGTTTTTTCTTAAAAGAAGTAAATGCGGTAAGAAGAGCTAACATGACAGCTAGTCAAAGAAAACAATTTGATGACGATACTGAAAGGCATTTAGATTTACCTTTACAAAAAGCTTCTTCTTCAACTAAACTTCAAAATGAAGGTATTGGTGCAATGTTAGGAGAAGCTTATGAAAATATCATTAACCCTGCCCAAATATTTGAAGATGATATGAAATTTAAAAGAGCACAGGCAGAAAGAAAATATATGCCTAGTGTTTTTGATTATTTAGATACCGATATACAAGCTAGAGATGTAAAAATTCAACAAGCCAAAGATGATAATAACAAAGCGGCTTTTGAAACAAATTTAGAATTATTGTTAGATTCTTTTATATTATCTAATAGTAAGAAAAAACAGTTTAATAAAGTATTACCAATCATTAATGATTTGCGTTCTCACTTACTTTATCAAAGTATGGCTTATAACCAAGACACTGACAAAGCGGTTGAACAACTAGAGTTATATCTTGATTCAGCCGTATTCTCTAAGAGAGATAGAAGTTCTTCTAAGGATATAGAAGTGAGTAAAACTATACAAGGTGTTACTGGTGCAACTATGCAGTTAACAACAATGGCAAACTTAACTTTTAATGTGATGTCAGGTTTAAATCAGTATGTAGAATCTAACTTCTTAATGATGACTAAACAATTAAGCGAAAGAAGTAACTTAAATACACCATCTGTTAGTGATTATGCATGGGCTTATCGTATGGTTCATGCCGATATTAAAAATGGTAAAACCGCAATTACAAAGCTTCGAGAATTAAATCGTAGATACGGTATTAATGTAGATTTATCTGAACATGCGAAATACTTAACTAATCAAAATTATGGTTTAGCAAATGCTACTCAAGCCGATGCTCTTTTACCTAACTCTATTCCTGATTACGTTACTCGAATGGCAATACTTTTAGCATATATGAAAAAAGACGGTTCTTGGGATGCTCACACGATTAAAAATGATAGATTAATATATTTACCACATAAAGATAAAAGATTCTCCAAACTCTTTAATTCTAACGGTGTGATGAAAGATAAAAGTTTTTTTACTACAGCTCAAGAAATGGAACAACTTACAATGTATGAAACATTAGTGAAAAGTCTTTCTTCTTCAGAGGGAGTTGTTGACGGAAAACCTATTATGGGTTATGATGTAAAACAAGTACGAAACATGAAAAACGAAGCTGATACTATTTTAGGTGCGTTTACTAAAGCCGATAAATCAGCATATACCAATTTTGTAGGTTATTCAATGTTACTTCAGTTTCAAAGGTATTTAGGCGGTACGCTTTATCGTCATTGGTTTGATGGAAAAGGTAAACGTTCTGATGCACAAGGAAGATACAAACTTATAAAAAAAACAAAATTTAACGAAAATACAAGTAGAAATGAATTAGTATTAGACAAAAATAATAATCCTGTTTATGAATCTGTTTGGCAAACAGATTATCACGAAGGTATTTTAAATACGTTTATGTATTTTATTAATAACACCAACTTAAAAAACCCTAAGTCATTTAGTAGTCTTTTGTTAGAAGGTTGGGCAGATTTACCTGAAGAAGTTAAACGTAAACGTAAAGAAAATTTAAAGATGTTTTTAGCAGAAATGATAATTTTTATTCTTTCTAACATAGGTGGATATGCCTTACTTGCTAACGCTAAAGAAACTCCTGGAGCTACAACCGCAGCTTTAGTTTTAGATAGAAGTACTAATAACATGATGTTTGGTTTTATAAGCAATGTGGTAAGTTTGGATAGAAATCCAGTCGCTTCAATTAACATGGCAAATAAAATTATCAGTAACACTTTTGATTCAGTAGTATTACTTTCTTCAGGTGAACCAATAAAAGCAATATCAAAAGTATCTCATAATTTTAATGTTACTGGTACAATAGCTGACGGTGTTCAGTACGTATTAGAATAAGCTTAGAAAAAAAATACCCTCAATTACCAGTAAAGGTAATCGAGGGTATATATTATTCAAAACAACGTCCAATAACTATGAAAATAGCTACGAGAATAGCTTTTACAAAAAGAACAGTAATACAATAAATTAAAAATTCCATATTATAAGTTTTAAATTTTTAAGATTTAAATATTCATTAAGATACTAGTACTCACTCAATATACTTTTAAAATACGACTGTCTTTTATTATCTTTTACTTAAAAATTTAACGTGAGCTGCATATTTCTAAAGAATAAATAAAAATACTATCGTCTTTAGCTTCTTTTCTAATTTTAATTTGAAGTTCTTTCCAAACATCTTCTTTAGGCTTACTTCTTTCTGTCGTGTGTAAACCAGAAGAACAAAATTTTCCTGTTATACCATCAAAAGCAACCCATTCATAAGTTACTTTTGGAAACCAGTTTTTTATAATTTCTATCATTTAATTGTTATTTGAGCCTTCAAAATCTAATTTAACTAAATTAAGAATTTCATCTGTTGATTTATCATAAATATTTGAATAAGACATTAATACCAATTGCATACTATTGACAAACATAGATTCGATTTCTGCGTTTTCTTTTGTTTTTATTTCAAAAAAATCTTTCTGTCTAAGTATATCTAATTTAATTAATGTCTTTAAACAGGTATACAATTCTGATTCAGGGATAAATTTTTCTACTTTCATTAAATTATTTTTAATATTGATTTTCATTATTTTCAGTAAACAACTTTAAATATTCTTTTTCTGATGGTAAATTGTTTAATTTTAATTTTACTAAGTGACTATAAAATTTTGTAATAAACAATTCTTTTTGAAAGTTTATTGTGTAAAATACCACACCCTATTTTTTAATTTCTTTTTCATTGGTATACTCAACAAACTTAACTTCTCCGTTTTCAATCATTTGATGTATATCAGAACCACAATCTCTACTTAAGTAAGGATAGTTACTTTTCCAATTTACATCGTCATCAACTATTTTACTTTGTTTTTGATTAATTAAATTAATCTTTTCAAGTTTGTTTTGGTATTTATTTAAATCTCCATTTTTTAAGTAGTTGAGTATTTCTATACCTTGACCATCTGGGTATCCATCCCATTGTCCATATTGTTGAACTTTTACTTTACCCTCTTTATTTATTACTGTTTGTAAGTGTCTTGTACCCATTTTTTAATTTTAATTTTATAATGTTAACTTTTACTATATGTAATATTTACCTATTTTTTAGTAAAAAGATAATAGGTCAATCTTTGGTAAGTCCGCACCTTTTACTTTGGTTACATCGCCAATTTGTATTGTATTAGGATAATTGCTTTGTGTTACCTTAATTGCGTGTTTGTCTATTTCAGAAGCAAAGTAATTGTTCACGTTAATTCCTGCACGTTCTAAAGCTAACCTACCACATGATATGCCGTCAAGTGAAGAAAGTATATTAATACCCTCACTTAAAAAAATATTATTACTACATTTGTTTTTCATATCAAAGTTTTGTGTTTAAAATCTGCACCAAACAGCTAACAGAGTATATAAAAAAATAGCCTATGAAAAGTCTGTGTATAATATCAAAGTTTGTGGTTAAGCTACTTTTCATATACCTGTACGTTATGCAACATTTGATAATCGAATCTTTTCACGTTCTGCTTTATACCACCGTAGTTTCTCATACCGACTTTGGTAATGCGTTTTTAATAGTTTTCCCCACATTTCTTTTATCCTAAAGTCATCAATCCATGGGCTACACTCAAAGTCTTTCTGCCACTCTATAAACTGCCATTCTCTGTATGCACTTACTAATGGAAGTATTGGTAAAACCAAAGTTGCACCAAACGCATTCCACCAGAAAAAACGTTGCGTAACACGGTATATAGAAAATAGCCGTGTTATGGGTCTTTTTAAAACTATTTTCTTGTTATCAAATTTATTTACTTTCTACATTGTTTGTGCTTAATTTAAGCTACTTACAATATACTTTTCTATTATAGATGAGGGTAAAAAATCCCACGCTCATCCTATCACACTATTAAGTAAATGGAACACTTTTTTAATTTTCATTTAGTTCTGCAATCCATTTATCAATTTGTTTTTGATCTTCAACAGGTCTTCCAAATTTCAAATCCTTTAAACAATCTACCAAACAATACCTAACAGGCATTTTTAATGGTTTACCAATGTTTTCCTTTTTTTCTTCTTCGGTCATTGATTTTGTGAAAATTTTAATGTTTTTCATTTTTTTAAGTATTAAACACCAGCCCGTAACATTAAATATAAAACAGCAGGGCTGTGGTGCTGAATCATACTATGAGCTACTACTCATCTTAATTTTTGTGATAAAAGTTCCGCCCTTCGGGAAGCTGCAAAACGTTAGCGTTAATTCGCCTTGTGTACTAAGTCAGCTACTACCTGATTAATGTACTTATTTAGTTGATTCCGCAAGGCAACCGCTTGACCATAACTGAGTAATATTGTTCCTTTACCGTATTCTTCGTCTTCCTCCCATCCATCACCTCTGTCGATTAATCTGGCACACCAGTCTTTTACTGATAGTCTTAGCTGATATTCGTGAGGTTCTGGATTTTTAAAATGGTCAAGCGAAAGTCTTGCTCTACTTCCGTTTTTTAAATAAAAAATATCCTCAGATTCCCGTCCACCAGAACTACCGCTAACAACAGCTAGGGCTAATGAGTACAACCCATAACATTGGCTATATGTAATGCCTTAATTATATAGTTAAACACAATATAGAGCCATTCCCCTTTTAAATAAATCAGAAGCAATAGTTTTGCGTTCTAAAAAATCTTGGAATTTATTTCTTTTCTCTATTGGTTTTATGCCTGTTATATGGCTATATTCTGATTTAAACATTTGTTTAAACTCATTATCTAAACCTTCAATCCCCTTTTCAGCATAATAATATCCGTTTAAAAGTGTATATTGACAAATATTTGTCGCAGTATGCATATCTACGTCAGTAAATGGTCTAATAAATGATACTACACAATATCTATCCATTTTTGATAATTCCGTTGATACTAAAAAAGACTCGTGTAAAATACTGTGTTTAACAACAGGTTTATTTAATGTCTGTTCTATGCTGTTTTTTAAATTCTGTTCTTTTTTCATATGTATTTATATTTTGAAAGTTTAGTGTTTTTAATCCGTTACTTTTAATAGCTGCATTCTGTTAGTTGCAAGTGCTACTTTTGTGCTTTGTATTAAGCTTCATCGTAGTATTCTTTTTGTTTTATTTTTTATTCAATACACAAAATTATATAAAATCTTTTTTATCAACATATGGATCATCTATTGATGTTTCCAATTGCGATAAACTAACATTTAATGCAGAAACAACTTTATAATGACCGTCTGTAATAATTCACGCGTATCTACTCAAATCATTATAAGTTATTTTCTCATCGTTCAAAAAAATATTTAAACCTTTTAATATCATTCTTATATATAAGTTCCTATACATTTATTATTTTCAATTTTTTCAAGTAAAAAATGAGTAGGTAATTTAGATTGTATAATAATATTTAATAATTCTTGAAATCTTTGGTTATTTTCTGTTTGATCTTTAATTGAACCTAATCCTATTTTACCACAAGATAAATTATACATTTTCCTTAAATCTTCTTCAGTGTATTGAAACTCGTCAAAACCTCTTGGTTCAACAACTATTTTTGGTAAAAGAGGTAAATTTAATTCAGGTGCACTGTTGTGTTTTGGTTGGTAGGCTATGATTTTCTTCCAATATTTATTAGCATATTCTAATGAACATTTTTTTATATCTTTATAATCAAATACGTCTCTGCCATTTGTAAGATTAGTGGATTTCTCTTTAATCTTCTCATTAGAAACAGCTAATATATAATCAAACGTTTCTATTATTTTTATTTTGTTCATTTTATTTATATTTATTTTAAATCAGAGGACTTATTAATTTCAATTGACGTTCCTTTATGATTTCTTTTTAACCATTCTTTCAGTTGTGGGTAAACAACTTCATAAATAGAGAAAGGAACAAAAATAACAAAATTTTCAGTATAAGAATTTAATCTATTTAACAGTTTCTCTAATGCTTTTTTAAAAGCTTTTTCAACATTACTATCTTCACTGTCGCTGTCTAACTGATAAACAACATACTGGTTGTCTATACTTTTATATTCAAGTAAAACTGTTATTTTCACCTTGTAAAAAGGGGGTGTTATCTTATAAAGACTATCTACCCCCGTAATTTCATTCTCTAAAACCGTAAAAGATTCAAAACGCAATACCGTTGAATAAAACAAAATATCTTTAATTTTTTTTTAAATTAATATTATCCCAATAAGTATCCGCAAAGTCTGAATCTTCGGTAAATATCTCAATAGTTTTATGACTTTTGTTTTCTTGAGGTGACAAATATGTTTCAGTATCATATAATATCTCACAAGAACCAAGTTGTTCACATATATTTTTATCATTATATAACTCGGATGGTAAATAACCTGTTTCTAATTTTTTAATAATTTTATCCGCAGATTCTTTTGACTCAATTGGTATTCTAAACCAAACTGTTGCTTTATAATCTAAATAGTTATTCATGATTAATAATTTTTTGTAATAAAAATAAAATAAGCTGAAAGATTTGTTAAACTACCTCTGTTAATTTCGTCACTGAAACCTTTTAGAGTATAAACCTTGCCAGTATCTTCAGCTTTTTGCATAAATTCTTGTGCTTCTTTTTCATCACCGTTCCAATCTTTAATATCTAAATAAGAGATATTCATTGATGCAGCGTGATTTATAAAAATTCTATATTCTTTTTTCATTACAATTCAAATTTAATGTTTTTGTTAATCTGTTCTAATAATCCATTTGTTTCAAAATCATCTCCGTAAAATCCACCGCAGCTGTCAATTTCATCCCAACATATATTTTCAGTAAAATATTCTTTTTGTGTTTGAGTATCAAATATATGCCCACTATCGATTAAATCTTGAAAGATACTACCGGTAGTAGAATAGCTTACTTTTTTTTAAATAAAATGTAATACCATACATCACCTGATAAATACTGATTCCATTCTTTAATTAAAGATTCTGCTACTTGATAAGATTTTCCTTCGTTAAATTCGCTCCTTTTTAGGAGTACAAAACCATTACAACAAGAATCGAATCTATCGTTAAAAGGATATTGATTAGCCTTTAAACTAAGTACTACACCAGAATGTATATAAGCTATTACTGGAAATACATAATATTCTTTTTCAAAATCAAAATAATCATCAATAGCAACTTGATACTCATCATATTTTTCTTGGTCTAATTCTGAAAGATTATTTACATTTTTGTCTTTTAAAAAATGTTTAAGTTCGTCTTTTGTATTCAGATAATCAAATATATCTTTTGGATAAAACCCATCTTTTAAAACGGTAAGTTCACGATGATCGTATACAAAAAACAATTCCCACCCCCTCTTTCATCAGGTGATTCGGGAAATCGGTCTTGATAAATATTTAACTTGTACTCGCCACACTTACTAATTAATTCTTTTCTCATCATTTAATATTGTTTTGTATTAAAACTCTTTAACTCTTTGATTTAACTTCTCAAAATTTTCAATTTCCAAATTTTCGACATCAATCACAAATCCACTCATTGCTAATACTTTTCTACACTCTTTTTCTGTTTGAAGTCCTATTACAAACCAGTTTGGATAAATAGGTAAGTCGTAAGTTGAAAGATGAATGTTATCTTCTTCTACACAAGTTCTCCAAGAAAGAGGTTTATAATCTTTTAAATCTTTTAACCGTTTAAACTCCTAGGTGTCTGGAAAATTTATTTCTTCTATCAATTGATATACCGTTTGAACAGATAATTCAAAAGACTTTAATTTTGTATCTTTAATTCCTATTATCATTTTTTTTTCAAATAAATTATAAATCTTTTTATTATTTCTCTAATAAGTTAAATGTTCTAATTAAATCTGTTAATTTATCTTCAGACACGTATATCATTAAAATAGCATCTGAAGTAGAAGTTGAAAACTCTATACACCAGTTTTTACGTCCTCCTTGTATACTTTTCCAATTTATACAACTTTTTCTATATACAATAACATCGTATGTAAAAGAAGATTTTTCTTTATGTTTAATATAATCTTCTATTGATTCAATACTATCGCCTATTAAACTATTAGATTGAATAAAGTGCGTATATTTATTATCTACAAACCATTTTAAAATACTATCGTATTGTTCTGGTTTAAATTTGTAAAATATATCTTTATTATACGTGTGCATATTTTTTTAAAAATTAAAGAGGGTATTATAACTACCCTCTTTATTTATATTAGATAATTTTCTCACCGATTTCTTGAATTTCTTTTATTGGAATCGTGTGACATCTTACAACTAAAAATTTATCATTCCATTCGTCAATTTTATAATGTTCAATTCTATAGCCTACAATATTTTCATTTGCTAATATTTTTTGATACAATATTTTAGCAGCGGCTATAGGAATTTTAACATCTTTACTTGTTTCTACATGTTTACCTGAACTAGATATTCTTAAATAACAATATTTATCAGTGAAAGTATCAATATCATAATTTTTAAAGTGTTCAATGTTACGGGTACGTTTTAACTTAAAATATGCTTTTCTAGTTTTTTCTTCTTCTTTAAGTTTTGTAATAGTTTCTTCAGTATTTACTAAAAAAGGTTGTACTATTTCTTCTAACTCTTTATGTTTTTTTTCATTTGTATTTACATCTAAAATCACATATTTTTTATTTTCTAAATATGTTTTCCAAAGAGTTTGAATATTATATAAATAAGTTTCAGGTTTTCTAGCTTTACCTATAAGTACTGTTAACTCGTATATTTGACGACTTACTAAATCAGTATCTGTTTGAGTAAGACGTAATTGTTTATATTGAGTAGTCGCCTCACTTAATAACTTAACATGTTTACTTGTAGTGTTAGAGTAACCCTTATCATTAATTAATATGGTATTATCATCGATAAATTTACCTAACATATAATGCTTTCCATAAGAATAAATAATATCACCATATGGTTTATCAAAATTACTTTGTTCAAAATAAACATTACTACTTCTTGCCTCTGTCTGAATTTGTTGTGCGAACAAATGTATTACTTCACTTCCTGAACTAAATACTTTTTTCATTTAATCTTTCTTTTAATTTTCTAATTTCTTCTTCTTTTTCTTTAATAGAATTAAGCACACCTGTTTCAAAATCAATGTGTTTACTGATTTCTTCTTTATCTTTAATGCTAAGTTCTAACTGCATAAAATTCTCTAAATCATAAGTTATAATACCATTCACACCATTAGCAATCCAAACATTGAAAAGATAACCATCTATTTTTACTTTCTTTGTGTAAGCATTTGTCTCGATTACTTCATATTCACCTTTTTTTAAACGCATTACAAAATAATCTTGAACTTCTTTTACTTTTTCTCTTATATTATTCATTTTTTTTCAATTTAAAACCTGCATTTAACATTTTTTAAAGGCTTCTTAAATCATTTCTGATAAATACGAAGTCTTTAAAATTTTTTAATAAATCAGCTCCTTATAATGGAGTAATTTCTTCATTATTTTTATTTACAAATTCTTGTAAATTCAAATAACTCCATAAAGGAAACATTGCGTAACCAATAAACCTTAAATAGCTTTTACAAGTTGATTCAAAGTTCCCGTTTTTGTATTTGCATTTTTTACGGTAATAAAATTATTTTTTATTTAAAAGTCTAAAGATTTTAAATTAAAAACTTTTAAACTTTGTTGAAAAGGATGATTAGAATAGTTTTCTAATTGTTTTAGCATTTCGTTACATACTAAAGTTGTTTCAAATTGTGCATCTGGTTTTAACCTTTGCTTACACAATCTAATAAAAGCATATAAACTACCTGTCCATATCATTGTGGTATTGAGATTAAGGGGAAGAATAGTTCTCGCTTGTTCTTTAGACACTCCTTTTTCAATTAACATTTTATAAGCATCTTTACAATGATTAATAACTGCTTCTTCAATAGCTGTACATTGAGCTTGGTATTCTACTACCCCTTCACTTCCTTGTTTACTAGATTTAGATTGTTTTCTCCATTCCTTAATAGTTGTATAAGTATCGCTAAAATCTACATATCTGCCTGACACACTGTTGTAAATTACGCCAGATTGAGTTTTAACAATCTGTCTTTCAACATATATTGGAATTTCTAATCTATATTGAAGTTGTGCATGAGCAAAAACACTCCAATGATTGTGTTCTGCAAGATATTTAATCAGTTTATCGTTAGCGAGTTTAGAATAATTATCTGCACTTTTTAAATACGACACACGAGCGACATCACATACCATGGTATCATTCCCAAAGACTTTTAATAATTCTACTTTCATAACTCTTTAAACTCATCAGGTTCTTTATACTGCAAACTTTTTAAAATCTTGTTATCACTTTTCCTTCGGATAATGAAATAATTACCTACTTGTTGATAGTAAGCATCAATTGATCCTCCTAACTTGTTAGGGTGTTTTCCTAGTTGATATGCTAAAACAGTATCTTCAGCAATCGTTTTATTTTGAGTAAATTTTGAATAGTTAGATTTTCCTACATTTATTAGTTTTTCTTTGTAAGAATCTTCTATATCAAACATTACTGGACTATTATGAATTACCCAAAACAAATCTGCAATAGCATCTTTATAATCTTCAAGATTAGCTTCTTTAAAAGCTTGTACAGCTTCATCTAATTCTTCTTGTATAAGACTTACCCAAAGATTAAAAGTGTCTTGAGAAGCTTGTATTGCAGGATTAAAAGGCACTGCTTTTGTACCTGCAAGTTTTAACCAATTAAATACGTTGTCTATTTCTTTCATTGTTTTTTAAATTTCTTCAATTGTCCAGTTTAAAGGTGCACCACTTTGTATCCAAGAAGATAAAATAAAATCTTTATCCATAGTCCAAGACACTTTAACAGATTCTATTGCACTGTTTTCTAAATTAACTTTAGTATCTATTTTATAATAGGTAAATAAATTAAATCCGTTTTCATTTACAGTTACTTCAATCTCGTTTTTATTTTCAAAGTGTGAAGAAAGGTTTTCTGCCACTTCATAAGGTACTTCAATAATTACTACGGTTTCTCTTTTACGTTCCGGTATTATTAATTTTGGATTTAAGTGAGAAAGATTTAATTGTTTTCTCACTTCTTTTACTACTGATACACCTTCTGGTGAAAGTAGTTCTACTAAACGACCTGTTTGAGGTCTAAATACAACTTTAAAATTCATAATGTTTAATGTTTAATGTTTAATGTTTAATTTACTTTTTAAAAATCACCTTTATTTACTTGCATTACTTTAAATCCAAATCTTCTTGCATGATTAACAACTTGGTTTCTATCATCAAACATACAAGTAATGTAATACTTTTTAACTAATTCTCTCCACATAGATTCTTTAACTTTCCAATCGGGAAGGTAAGAACCTTGAGGGCGCATTAACAATAGTTCGTAAGGAATATTGTGAAACTTTAACCATTTAATAGTTTTTTTACGACAAATAGAATCTCTACCAGAACATATAATAATTTTATACTCTTCTTTTAAAGCAAATAAGACATTGGCTACATAATTATTCAAAGAATCATTACCTACTGATTTCCAATCGTAAGCACTTCTTTCACCCTTATAGGCTAAAGTACCATCTATATCGAATATAACCGATTCAGGTAAGATAGGATTTTGTATAATCGGTTTAGGATTATATGCATAACTTTTAAAATCAAAAGATTTACATAAGGTTTCATACTCTTTCCATTGATTTCTAATAACTTTTTCTCCTACTTGACGAGTTCTTTTTTTATCATTTTCAATACAATCATGTAACGTTGTATTCATTGTTTTAGGTACGTCAACAAAAGAGATATTTGTATAAAAGAATCGTCTAATAATTTGATTAAGATATTCTATTTTTAAATGAGTATTGTCTAAAATAATGTCATACCCCTTATCAAGATATTGTTCAATGTTACGATTAATAAAGTCTGTGACAGTTTTTTCACAATCTTTTAAATTTTCTTTTTCGTAATATTTATGAACTGATTTTTCTGTATAGCCAAATAACATTTCACGAGCTTTATCTCGACTTAAAATAATAGTGTTATCAGTAGCTATATTTTTAGCTAGTGTAGACTTACCACAACCGCTAGATCCAATTAATACTTTTATCATATTGTAAAAAATTTACTTTTTTGTTATTCTCAATGTGAATTGCTTGTTTAATAATTTGATGTAAATATAATTTTAAGTTTTATTAATAATGTTTTAAATAATCGTTTTCTTGATGACAAGAAAACGATTATTCTATTTTTTATGTTTAAGGTATGTGTAAATTAATTGGGTTATCCTTATGAATGTCAATGTCGGGATAATTGTTTTTGAAATTTCGCAAATCAAAAGGTTTTGTTATCAGATGAATGCCATTTTTAGTTGGTAGTTGAGTCACTAATTTATTGCCTTCAGGATTACAATTATCAATAAAGTGTATCATTTCTAAAAGCCACTCATCATCAAAATCCCCATCAATATCTATTATCCAAGTCTTGTTTTTGTCGTTGTGTCCATTTCCGCAAGCCCTATCGTATGATTTTTTGATAAAAGAATATTCGCCATTTGCCATTGAATTAGCTATGTTTTGCATTGTTTTAAATGCAACGTTACTGTAAGACCTTTTATTTAATCTAAGCATCGCCCTTGCATTAAATTGATTGCACAATTCTTTTATTTCATCGTATTTGCTTTCAAGGTATTCAATACTCCCTATGTAATAGTTTTTAATAACTCTACTATTTGAACCCAATTGCGGATTCTCTTTTTTTCGTTGAAGAATTTGCAAGTAGTAAAAATCATCATCTGATTCAAAAACAAGCAATTCCTTTATTTTGTCAAAAACATCTATCATAATAAGTTATATTATGGCTAACACAATATATAGTGTATAACCGATTAAACATCTATTTTATAGCCAAGTTTTAGGTGTTCGGCTACACACCATATACAAAACATTACCGCTCATTTAAGAGCACAAATACCGAACAATATCAGTTTTTACAATTCGGAAGTTTTTTGTTTTCAAATTCCTTAGAATTATCATGACTGAAATAGTTGTATAGCGTGTTTGCAAGAATGCTTACTCATAACCGCAATACTCCCGTATATCGCAGGAGTATTGCTTTTTTGTGAACTACCCCCCCCACGTTCCGATGGGTGGGTTTTACGCTCCGTCATATAAAAGTGATACCTGAAAGATACCGCTTTTGTTAAATCCTGTTAATAATTTTTTTTTACTTTATATCAAGTGATAATATCTGTAGTTATCCTTCACAATAATAGCAATCATTAAAA